TGTAAGGATTGTGATAGGAGTTTTATAATTACAGAGAAAGAGCGTCAGTGGTATGAGGATAGGGGACTATCAGTACCACGTAGATGCGGAGCCTGCCGAAAAGAAAAGAAAATGATGGGGGCCTCGTATGTACCAAAGAATCGTCAAGTACAAACCTAAGAAATTGATACCAGGGAAATTATTAACTAACCACAAAGGAGTAAATTCAGACCAATTTTACATAGGAGTTCCTGATAAAAATCATCTCCAAGTGGGTATTAATGTTTTCTACGATGGGGAAGAAATGGTAATTGAAGACTGGAACGCTTGCGAGTTCACAGAAACGTTTAAAGATAAATTTAATAGAGGGCAAACATATAGATTGGGGTACTTTTTATGGAGACCACAAAAATCCACAAAACAACTTACCCTGCTGTAAAGTACAGCAGTTTAAAGGATCTAATAGCTAAGGAGTTTGATATTACTCCTAGCATGATGGCTGGTGTGTTTCCTTTTCAGTGTAAGAGGTGTGGTCAACCATGTCAGGGTCCTGTTGCTTGTGCAAAACATATGTGTAATATTCATNGGATGGCGGTATGGTAGTTGATGGACGCTTGAGCTTTGAAGAGGCATATAAGCGAATGAAAAAACGTTGGGTTGATGATTGTGGAGAACAAGAAGCAGAAGATTTTTTTAGAGATTGGTGTACAGAAGATAGTATTGGCATAGGATTTTTACACCTAATTGCGGAAGAAGATAAACACAAATACGAAGACGGTGTTGAGTGGTATGTCTCTGTTAAAAAAGAATCACCATATAGGGTTTGGGTTTATTGGGGGTAGAAATGACTGAATTAAAAAATGCTGATTTAACTCATTTACTTTGGGTAGATCAGGATAAAAAACTAAAATTAGTAGAAAACATGGAAACCTATGGAGGATCTTTTGTAAAAGCTTTGTCTGTTTGCATTCTTAGGGCAGACAAAAACAACCTTTATAAAATTATTTCTACCTGGAGAGACTATATCAATGAGTATGCATCTGATCCACGGAAACTATCTACTACTTCACAGTGATATATTAACTGAGCTATTAAGATATATTTAGATGTCTTGACTGGTCCATATTACCCATTGTATTGTGGATTGAATGAGCGACTACACAATACTAGCTTTAAAAGAAGAAGCAAGGAAAAAATTGGCAGCAGGAGCAAATAAATTGGCCTCTGCAGTTGTTAGCACATTGGGACCACGATCACGAAACGTAGCAATCAACCAGGCCTATCCAGGTCCTAGGGTTATTCATGATGGAGTAACCGTTGCACGGTCTGTAAGGCTGCAAGATCCTTTTGAAGACATGGGAGCCGTGCTCCTTATGGAAGCAGCCACAAAAGCCAATGAACTGGCTGGAGATGGCACTACAACCGCTACGCTTATTGCTAATACACTTCTTCAAGAAGGCTTGAAAATTACCTCAGGAGAATTAGTTGATGGGCTTATGGTTGGGAAAGTAAATCCCATGAAGCTCAGAGAAGAACTAGAAAAGTATGCTCAACACATTAGCAAGTTGTTGTCTAATGAAGTCATCAAGATTGACAAAAAAGAAGAGTTTGGAAAAGTGGCACAGATCTCAGCAGGTTTACCAGAAATTGCAGAGATTGTTACGGAAGCTATAGATAGGGTTGGAGCCAAGGGTGTTGTCTTAGTAGAAAACACAGGAGCTCCAGAATCCTATTTAGAGCAGAAAGAAGGATATGAGTTTGATAACGGGTTCCTTTCTCCGTATTTTGTTACTGATCCAGACCGGATGCTCTGTGAATATACAGATGGGTATATTCTCATCACGGACCACTTCATCACTGATGCGGTTCCTGTGGGCTCCCTGGTTGATGAAATTGCGAAGAAAGAAGGCAATAAGCCTCTTCTCATAATCGCTGGGGATGTTCAAGGACCTGCATTAGTGGCTCTGAATAAGACTAGATTGCAACTTGCTAAACAATTGGTAGCAGTAAAAGCTCCAGGATTTGCAGATTCTCAGATGCAACAATTGGATGATATAGCCTTAGTTACTGGTGGCAACGTTATCTCTTCACAGTTAAAAAAGCCCCTTTCTGAAGTAAAGATCTCTGACCTTGGACGATTTGAACGGTTACGAGTTACCCCCACACACACTGCGATAGTTCCTAAAAATCCTGATGCAGAGGAAGTGGCAGAGCGGATTAATAATCTTAAAGGGCAATTAGCCAAAGAAGAAAACAGAGTGAGACGGTATCACTTAGAAGAACGGATCCAACGATTGAGTCAGAACTTAGTCACTTTATATATTGGTGGAGGGACAGACGTTCAAGGTGATGAACGAAAAGAGCGGGCCATTGATGCGGTCAATGCAACTAAGGCAGCCCTAGAAGAGGGTGTTATTCCAGGCGGAGGAACTACACTTTTTAGAATTGCAGATCAATTATTGGGTGAAGGTTCATATAGTGATCCTGTCTTGATGTTGGTGGTTAAGGCTCTCCAGGCTCCATTTTTAACCCTTATGGAAAACTCCGGCATAGAACTCACAGAGGAAGAGATTGCTCAGCAGGTAGTAAATAACAAGCGGGTCATGGACGTTGTAAATGTCAGATGGGCTGCTCTGTCTGATGCCTTTATTGTAGACCCCTTAAAGGTTACAAGAACGGCTGTGACCCGTGCTTTTGATGTGGCAGCCATGATGCTGACGACAGATACATTAATTTCTCAGGATGTGGAACGGGATAGAAATGTCCAGTTAGTAAAACCTGTGTAATGTATGCAAGCTACAGCTGTCTGTTTATTTTGTCATAAAAATAAAGTGCCTGTTGAACAGTGGAATAAACGCTGTCCTTCATGCAAAGCAGAGCAGCAAAGTAAGGATGAAGAAGAGCAACGGACCATCCTGGTTGGAGAGAGAAAGCCTGCAGCAGTATTGGAGGTTGGACAGCAAAAAAATGAAGTCTGGGTTGATAAGTTTGGAAACGAAGTTAAAAACCCTGGGTATGATTTGCGTCACGATCCACACGGCTGGAAGTTTACAGGGAAAGATAGAGCAAGCGGGAGGGCAATGATTATATGAAATGGTTTATTTATAAGACCCCAAAACTACAGGGAGATAAACCAGTCATGACACTCAATTACCCTCCAAATGACTTTATTATTGAACAATACGCTATGAAATTTGGACCTATTGTTGTTATCTCAGATGAGGAGGAACGTGCCAAAAATAATGCCTAGAGGACTTATTGTGTGTTGTTGGTGCTTTAAGGGTGGAGATAAGGAAAACGGGCCACTCAAGAAGATTGATCCTACCAATTATGCACATGATAAGTGTTTTTCTATTCATGGGAAGCCAGGGATAGAAAATCAAGGGTTACGGAAATTTGTAACAAAGGAACAGATAGATCAGTTAAATAAACAAAAGGTAGCAGCGGAACAAACTGACCGCATTGGAACTGCCAAGATGGAGGTAAAACCATGAAGATTACATTAGTCTTATTAGTTTTAAATCAACAAGAAGTCACACAAAAGTGTCTGGATACCTTACGGAGCAATGAGGTATCTGCAGATATTCCGTTGTTGATTATTGATAATGGGTCTAATCCTCCTGTTCGTGATTGGTTAGTTGGCCTACGAGATGGGGACAATGTAGTCCGAAATGGAGAAAATGAGGGAGTTGTTAAAGGTATGAGGCAGGCCTGGAGAGTGGCGGGGCCAGTATCAGACTATTTATTCTTCTTGCACAATGACGTATTAATTCATCAAAAAGGCTGGGACAGAAAACTCCAGGAGGTTTTAGCTACGCTCCCTGATTGTGGCTGTGCAGGCTTCTATGGGGCTAAAGGAATTGGTACTCCAGATATTTATAGAGCTCCCTACGTTATGCAACAGATGATTAGACGGGAAAATGTTTCTAACTGTAACCGGATGAATGCTGCAGTCCATGGCTTTAGGAATATACGCTATGGAGCAGATACGGAAAAGGTAGCCGTTCTTGATGGATTTTCTCTAATTGTAAGAACTGAGCTTCTGGATAAAATTGGTGGATTTGATCCTACGTACCCACCACATCACATGTATGACAATGACATTTGCATGGAGTCAATGGACAAGGGCTATAGCAACTATGTTATTTCCATGGATGCTGAACACATGGGTGGGAAAACAGATGTCCTAGAAGATTGGAATAAAAATTTTGGGAAAAGCAAAGCAGAAATACACAGGGATGCTCACCCTGTTTTTTACAATAAATGGAGCCAGGAGAATCAACAGAAGGGGATTCACAAGATCTCTCTTCCAGTGTATGTAGCAGTATGAATAAAAAAATAGAAAAATTAATTTTGGATCAAGTAAAAAGAGATTTGGCAGATATAGATCTTGACACAGTGCTTGATCCCAAAAGGATTAAAGATATGGTAACTATCCCTTGACAACAGGTAAATACCTGGTATAATGGAGATATTATCAAACATATAAAGGAGCAATATGACCTGGGGAACACCAAGAGAACCACACGCAATACAAAGGATGTCCAGCTATATTTCAGGGGCTGGCATAGAGGTTTTTGAGTCAGAGCAGTATGACGCTTTTAGCGATGATTGGTATATCGTTGGAAACTCGTCAGATAATCAAAGCCTAATGATGGCAAGAATACAGTTACACAACGCTCAAGTAGAGGAGAAACTATGAAGGCGGGAGACATCGTAGTACTAAAGGGCAAAGTGGCGAGGGTAGAAGAAGGCGACCATATGAACAACCTCATCACCTTTGAACATCATACTGACAAAACAGACAGGTTTATTCAGTATTGGTTTAGTGATGTTTTTTTAGTCAAAGATGAAGAAAAAATCAACAAACTAAAAGATGAGTTCAAAAAGCGGTTTGCTGATGAGGTATATGGAATAGAACCAGGACAGCCAATTTTTAGGTTTAGAGAAACTCACGAAACTTTAGCAGAAGAAGTTTTTAGCTGGATTATGGAGAAACTATATGAGTAGCCCAATGAGTAAAAAGTTCAGTCACGGTATTATAGAGTGTCCATTCTGCCATAAGGATTTCAAGTCTCTCGGCATAGCTAGTCATAGAGCCAGGTGTAGAGAAAAATGGCAAAAAGCACGACAACTAGAGCCAGACAACCGCCCAGTGCCAATTCAAGTATCTGCCCGTTTTAGGCCTGGTAAGGATTGGTGGGATGATAAAGAAGAGAGAGCTTGTGTGGAAATATCAAAGATGGCAGACAAGAGAAAAATATGAAATACACTATAAAACACCTACGAGCTGAGTTTGGGACAGACAAGAAGTGCTTGGAGTTTGTATTCCAGGCACAACATGGCAACAAGCCAGTTTGTCCTCAATGTGGAAGTAAAGACCGTTTTTACCTGATTGAGAGTCGCAAGCGGTTTGATTGCTCTTGTGGCTACACCGTCAGCCCTCTCTCTGGAACGATATTCCATAAGTCGGCAACGCCTCTCACGCTCTGGTTTCATGCCATGTTTTTATTTGCGTCTAGTAAAAACGGAGTCGCCGCCAAAGAGTTAGAGCGACAACTTGGCGTAACCTATAAAACGGCTTGGCGTATGGCAAAGCAAATCCGCAAGCTATTCAAGGATAGTGGCGACCCAATGGGCGGTATTGTTGAAGTTGATGAAACTTACATCGGTGGTCAAAGGAAAGGCAAACGTGGTCGTGGAGCTGAAAGCAAAACGCCAGTGTTCGGTATTGTGGAGCGTAAGGGCGGAGCGAAAGCCAAAGTAGTTGAGAATGTCCGTATCAAAACTATCCAGCCGATTATCAACAGCTCAGTGGTTCGTGGTGCAACCGTAATGAGTGATGAGTTCAACATTTACAACCGAGTCAAAGACAATGGCTACAACCACCAGACAGTCCAACACGGGCTTGGTCAGTATGTGAATGGGATTATCCACTCTAACAGTATTGAGGGTTTTTGGAGTCAGTTGAAACGTTCTCTGTCTGGCACTCATCATGCGGTGAGTCCGAAGCACTTACAAAGTTATGTGGATGAGTTTGTGTTTCGTTACAATCATCGGGACGAGGCGGTTTTCCCTCTTTTGGCACTAGAGGCTGCGAAGCCAATTTTATCAAGTTATGGAAGGAAGTTTTTGTGAGCATGAAACCAGTATATCACAATCAACTACCTGCTATGAGGTTCATGATTATAACAACCCTGCATTTGCAGGAGTGAAAAAAGCAGCGGATGAGCAATCGGGTATTGTATTAGTTCAAAGTGCATGGGATTTGGTGATCTTTAAAAAGTTATGAGGCCAGAAGATATTTTTGTCATTACAGCAGGTTTTTATGATCGTGACTATACAGATCAGCTGCAACGGTTAGCTGTCTCTTGTAGCATGTTTGATATTGACCTGCATGTGTATGGACAAAAAGAAACGTTTACTTTTTTTGATTCAAAGATAGAGAAGCTGGGAAACAGGCTCAATACGGTCAAGGATAATTTTAAATACGTATTGTACACGGATGCATCTGACTCCTTTTTTCTCACGGGATTACCTGAGATTATAGAGAAGTATGAAGCAATGGGAAAACCTATTCTTATTACTTCAGCAGAGAAAGCATGTCATCCATTTGAGGACTTGGTGAATCAATTTCCAGAGTCTCCAACACCGTACCGTTTTATGAATCCTGGGAACTTCCTGGGAGAGATTGACTACGTGTTGGATATTCTTTCTAAGTGTAAAGCGTTTTACTATCTTCAGACCAATGACCAAGGTCACTGGATGAGGATGTGGGAAAAGGATAAACCAGCTATCTGGTTTGATTACTATTGTGACCTGTTTCAACCAATGTCTGACTCGGATTTTGAGCGAGAGTTCACCATTGAGAATGGCAGGCTTATTAATAAAGTAACAGGGAAAAAACCCTGTATTGTTCACTTTAACGGTCCAAAGGATGAGAAAAGCATTCCCTTGGCTAATAAGGTGTATAAGGAGGCATTATGGAAGTCTACTCAGGAATAGGAAAACACAGTGATGACAGAGGTGATTTATTGGAATTACTTCCAGATGTCACTCAGGCAATTCATGCTGTGCTGTATTGTACTGGAAAAACTGGGGCAGTACGCGGGTCTCACGTTCATGCAAAAGATACTCATTTTTGCTATGTCCTCTCAGGGACTATTCAATATGAATGGTTTGAAGGAGAAGAAAGAAAGAGCAGAGTGTTGTCTCCTGGAGACTGTGTGTTTACTCCTGTAGGAGAGAAACACCGCTTTGTCTTTTTAACTGACGGAGCTTTTATTGCCATGGCTACAGAGCCACGTACCCAAAATTCATATGAATCAGACACTACAAGAGTTAATTTCTAAAGTAACCATCTGCAGAGTATGCGGATCCACCACATTCCATAACTGGATGGGGTTAGGTTTTCAGCCTATGGCGAATGCCTACCTTTCCTCTCCGGATGATCCAGAGGTGAGACTCCCGCTACACTTGAAGTACTGCACGGTTTGTCACCTGGTGACACTGGCACATGTAGTCAGTCCGGATGTGCTATTTAAAAACTATCTTTACCTATCTTCTACTAGTGCAGTATTTCAAGACCACTTTAGAGAGTTGGCTGAAAAAGAAGTGACCCTTGGAAGAGTTACCAAGGACGGGGGAGTGGTAGATATTGGCTCTAATGATGGTATTGAGCTTAGGGCTTTTAAGACGTTACACATCCCTGCTATTGGGGTTGACCCTTCAGTCAATGTGGCAGCTATGGCAAATAAGGAGGGATTAGAGACGCTATGTGAGTACTTTACGGAAGAAACAGCAGACCGGATCCTGGAGAAGATGAAGAAGGTGGATTTAGTCACAGGGACTAACGTTTTTGCTCATGTAGACAATATTTCTCAGATTTTAAAAGGAGTCAAAAAGCTTATAGGCAATCACGGGAGATTCATGATTGAGGTTCCACACCTTCTCTATATGCTCCAGCACAATGCTTTTGATCTCATTTATCATGAGCATCTGTCCTATTTCTTCCTGGGGACCTTGGCAACCCTAGCAGAATACCACGATTTAAAGATTGTAGAGGTCCAGACGGTCCCGACTCACGGGGTATCTCTTAGAGTATACTTTGGTCACAAAGACCTGCCAGAGGTCAATACAGGGGCTATAAATCGTATTCTGAGGGAGGAAGAGGCAGCCTTTCACTCTCCCTTGTTTCATCAGTTTGGCAACAGGGTTATAGACAATAAGTACAAGATGCAGGAGCTTTTGCGGAAGAGACTCAAGGGCTCCCTAGGAAAGCCAGTCATCATGGGGTATGGGGCAGCTGCAAAAACCACTGTACAGTTCAATTGGTATGAGCTCACCAGAGACGAGATACAGGCCGTATATGACGATTCTCCAGCCAAACAGGGGAAATATGTGCCAGGAACCAATATCCCTATCTTAGCCCCACCAGCGTCATTTAAGGGCCTTACAGAGTACTTCTACCTCTCTGCCTGGAATTTTAAGGAAAGCTTGAAGCACAGATTAAAAGCCGGAGGGTTTGAGGGAGGGTATATAGTGCCTTTCCCCATGCCCTACACCCAAAGGAGGGGATCATGATAGATTTACCAGAGTTAGTACAACGAGAGGTCATTGAGATTGTTCAGCGGGTAGGAACTCCTATCTATGACTTGGAAGGCAGAGAGGTCTTGATTACTGGAGGAGCTGGATTCTTAGGCTCCTGGTTTGTTGCTGTTTTTGACTATTTGAATCACAATGTTTTCTCTTCCCCTGTGCGGGTCTTTGTTATGGACTCAGGGATAGCCTCAGATCATAACAATGCCCTTTATGATGTCCAGGACAAAAACATTCTTTTTAGAAATGACGACATTTCTACAGCTAACCTAGAGGGGTCTATTGACTATATTATCCATGCTGCAGGGATTGCTTCTCCTATTTATTACCGGAAGTTTCCTATTGAAACAATTGACGGGATGGTGCTGGGGTTGTCTAACCTACTCAAGTTTTCTGTAAAGAATCCTGTAAAGAGTTTCTTGTGCTTCTCTTCTTCAGAGATGTACGGCAATCCTCATCCTGACCAGGTGCCAACAAAAGAGACCTATTACGGTAATGTGTCCTGTATTGGTCCACGTTCCTGCTATGACGAGAGTAAGCGGATGGAAGAGACTATGTGTGCTTCTTACCACCGGATCCACAATATACCAGTGAAATGGGTAAGACCTTTTAATGTTTATGGTCCAGGAATGAGACGCAAGGACGATAGGGTAGCTCCCAAGTTTATGTATCAGATGATGGAAGGAACACCCGTCACGGTTCACACACCAGGAGTGCAAACAAGAACCCTCTGCTATATCCAGGATGCAATGGTAGGGTTTTTGAAGACCCTACTTGTTGGAAAAAATGGGGAGGTCTACAACATTGGTGTACAAGATGGGGAGATCTCAATGAAGGATTTGGCCTATCTCATGAAAAAAGAATTTCACCCGCAAGCAGTTATACAAGAGGTGGAGATGCCAACAGAGTATCCACAGGACCAAGCCCAAAGACGATGCCCTGATATTACTAAAGCAAAAGTAGAATTAAATTACATTCCGGAGATTTCTTTATTGGAAGGATTAAGACGGATGTGGCGTTGGTGTTCCATTCAGTTTGCATCAGAGAAAGTAGAAAAGGCATTAGAAAAAGAAGTGGATCAAAGAAACAACTTAGATAATGTTGGTCCAGAGATTCCTGTTGCCAGTGACGATGGAGCAAATACTCTAAAAGCAGAAACGGAGGGACAATGAAAAAAGTAGACATCATCATTCCGGTCCATAACCGATTAGAACATACAATCCAAACATTAGACTCTTTAATTTTAAACACTGACTCAGAGCTTTTTAATTTGTATGTTGTTGATGATAAGTCTAACGATCATGTCTATCAGGAATTAGAGATGTATAAAAGAAGAGCACCTATTCCGTTTTACTTGTCTCACAATTTTGAAAACATAGGACCAGGAGCGTCACGCAATGCAATCTGTAACATGATTAAAGAAGACAGAAACCGGAGCAAATATTTATATCACTCAGACAATGATGTGTATTTTAAAACTGGGTGGCTTGAGAGATTAATACAGGTTTATGAGTATGCAGAAAATTGTCAATTTAAAATAAAAGTATTGGGAGCAAGTTGTCATCCATATTTGCAATCATCAGAGCGGTTGCCGATTCCATTAGGATACATTGGACTAAAAGATGCAGTCTCTGGATACTCACAATTTATGACATGGGAAACATGGGAAAAGTATGGTCCATTTGATGAAACAATGCGGGGGCAGGAGAAGAAAATTATGGGGTCTGAAGACTGGGCTTTTTGTCAAAAAATAGTAAGAGATGGGTATAGAGTTGGGAGCATAGAGCCAGAGATTATAGTGCCATGTGGAAAGACAAATACATATGGAGAAAAAGCTACTGGACATGAGACATTTAAAGAAGTTGCTGGCGTTAAAATTATGTAGTGTTTGTTAGAGGATGGGAGCCCCCTTCCGTTTCATGTTGGGCAGGCGTGGCGGAAGGGAACTCTTATCCTATAACACTCTGATAGACCACTCCCCTACCGGTCTCTCAGCCTCAAGAATTAAAAAAAGGAGGGAGGGGTAGGTAGAGTGGGGGAGTGCGGTAAATATGAATAAAAAAGACGTTACAGAGTATTTAGAGAGTAAGTTAAAAGAAGCTGGATGTGTATTATTAAAACCAGGATTTAGCACCTTTTTAGAGCCGATGGTTTTTATAGAATATGATAGTAATTTGCTTGAGAAATTTCCTGATTATTATCAGGTATATTTTAAAGCACATTTCATGGAAACAGGCTATATGCCCTTTGCATTTCCATACACAAAAGCGGATCAAAAACAGTTAGCTGAACGATGGACAGAATGGTATCAGCAAATACTCATTATTAAAGGCAGTATTTTAAAAGAACTCAAGAAGTTACCACAATGTGAACACTATGAGGAACTTCCTGAGGGGTTTATTTAAAGGAGGAAAATATGATCGTTTCTATTGACTATGACGGATGCTACACAGAACACAAAGACTTCTTTGATGCTATGGCAATATCCATGCAAAAGCAGGGGCATCAAGTGGGGGTGATTACTGGAGAACGGGAGCATGAAAGAGGACGGCTCATGAGAGCCCTGGGATTTACTCCAGACTTTTTAGATCTCTGGGGAGAGTTTGAAACCATTGCTAATGGTGCTCAATGGAAAGTAGCCCGTTTATATGACAGAGGGGTAGGGCTCCATTTTGATGATGATGCACGAGAGTTAAAACGGTACACTGATCTATGGATAGTAAAGGTGATGAATGGTAAGTCTCAGTCAAAGGTTAATACATTTTAAAGGAGGTTCTTATGCACGGAGCAGTACACGATTTCATAACAGTCAGAACAGTAAAGGATGGACAGAATATGCCATCAGCTGAAGAGATGTATGGGGGTATGGTCAAGGACTATATTTCCTATTCTTTTCCGGAATTAAAAGAACAGCCAACATTTAAGAACGCCTTAGATATTGGTTCTTTAGATATTTGCGGATCAGTCTTTGGTTATAACTTTATTAATCGGGGACCTAAGTGGGTGGACATCATTGGTAACCCTGCCACCATTGGTATAGATCTGATGGGGGGGAAGGGTGTAGACCGGATCATGGATGCTCATGCCCTGCAATTCCCTGATGAGACCTTTGACTTAATTACCTGCTGCAATATGTTGGAACACGACACCGACACACAGGCAACCATTAAGGAAGCCTACAGGGTATTAACTAGGGGCGGGGTCTGTATTATCACAACCGTTAATCAGGACTGGGGAGAACACAAGCACTTAGGTGGAGCAGAGACAGAGCACTATAACCACATCACAAAAAAGCAGTTCATTACCTGGTTAGAAAAGGCAGGCTTTAAAAAGCCAGATGTCACTGAGTGGAATAGTAATTTGTTTTTCTACGGAGTTAAACATGAATAGATCACTAGGCACTTTTACTGATGGAGAACACTGGGTAAAGGTCAATCACTTCACTAAGAAGGGAATGGATATTACTGGGGTTATTCATGTAGGGACAAATGACTGGTTTGAATATGACCAGTACCTCAAGATGGGAATAGAGCACTTGCTGGGGTTTGAGCCCCTTCAGGAGCCTATTAGACGGTTTAGAGACAAGCACCCTGACATTAAGAGTCCCATTATCTACAACGTAGCATTAGGTAATGAGGATGATTTTAAAGAGATCAATGTTGCCTATGGAGATCAGCAATGCTCATCCTTTTATAACCTGACAGAGGAATATAGGAAGGATTACCCTGAATTTCATAATGTAGGGAAGGAAGCTGTACGGGTAATGAAATTTACTACTTGGGTAAAACTCTATCCTGAGATAGATCTATCCCTGTATAACTGCTTGGTAGTGGATGTAGAAGGGTTTGAGCTTGAGGTATTAAAAGGCATGGGGCCATATCTGGAGGGGTTTACGATGCTCAATATAGAATGCTCAGGGAAAAAGCGGTATGACGTAGGGCCTCTAGCCCCTGAAATTATTACCTTCCTAGCTGGGAAGGGATTTGTACAGGATAGTCCGATTGAAGATTATAATGACATTTTTTTCATAAGGAGGGATCAATGAATACTAGAACAGCAGAATATGCTTTTATATTAAGGAATCATGACCTTGCTTTTGAAGGTATAGAATCTGAGTCTGAATTTGGAACTACATATTACAGCATAGTTATTTATTGGAGATCTAAGCTGTTAGATAAGTTGTCAAAAAAGGAAAAAGAACAATATGAGTTAGAAGGAATAGTCCCATTTTTAGATAGAGACTATGTATATATAGGCGAAACTTTTGAAGAGGCATTAAAAACAGCATATAACGATATTTTTGAGGAGGGCTTAGTATGAAAAAAATAAATTTAGCTTCAGGTCAAAGACCATTTAAAGAGCCATGGATCAACGTAGACATACGAGATCAGGGGTATAAGGTAGATGTTTTAGCTGATATCAGGAGTCTTCCCATGTTTGATGATAATTCCTGTGAGGTTCTAGTAGCTCACCATTGTTTAGAGCATATAGACATGAGTGAAGTGGGGGCAGTCTCTAAGGAGTGGTTTAGAATCCTGGCTCCAGGAGGCAAGCTTGCGGTCTTTATTCCCGATAGAAAGGCTCTTATTGAAGCCTGGCAGCAAGGGAGAATTGATGACTATATATTCAATGTGAATATGTACGGAGCTTTCCAAGGGCATATAGAAGACCTACACCGTTGGTCCTATACCTATGAATACCTAGAGAAGCAAATGAGAAATAATAATGAGATTCCCTGGAGTCAGGTACGGCGTATTGAACCCTGGATGATGAGTGATGCACGGTACCAGGGTGCAGAATGTGCTTTTGACTGGTGGATACTTGCAACAGAATTCACCAAGTGATATAAAGAATAAATGAAGAAAATTTACATATCAGGTGAACATGAAATCATTGTTGATGATCAGGATTTTGAAAGAGTAGCTGAATTTTCCTCTTGGTATGTATGTAAGAAGAAAGATCATATAGTGTCTGTTGTTACTCAAAAAGTTGTTAATGGAAAAAGAAAAGTAATTTTATTACATAGATTCATATTAGGCTTAATAGCTCAAGGAAAGGTGATTGATCACATAAATGGAAATGTATTGGATAATAGAAGATGTAATTTAAGACTTTGTATTTCAGCAGATAATATAAAAAATCAATCTATATCAAGAAGAAATACTAGTGGGTTTAAGGGGGTACATTATCAAAAAAAAAGAAAAAAACCTTGGACTGCTTCTATTAGAGTAAATAGAAAAAATATATTCTTAGGAAGATTTGATACTGCTAAAGAAGCAGCTAAAGCTTATGATGTTGCAGCTGAAAAATATTTTGGTGAGTTTTCAAGAACTAACGAAGCTTTAGGATTACTATGACAGACGAAACCTTTATTAAATACACCTGGTACAGAGAAGACTGTGATTGTATTGATTGTTATGCCTGTAGGAAAGGTATTTGGAAAAATCGGGGTTTTCGTATTATGCATGAGATAACAGAGGAAAAGGATAGAAAGGCAGCTGAACGGTTTAAAAGAAAGTTAGATGCGCCTGATTATTTAAGAATAAGGCAGAAACAGGATAAAGACACCGTTGTGCTGAGTGAGACTCAATACGCTGATGACATTCCATTTTAAGTATGAGTATTAAATTAGCACCAGATGTAATAGGGAAAATTGAGAAAGCTATAGAGTCTGCAGCTCCTTACGGGAGTGTAGAGCTTTATATACAACAGAATAGGCTCACTCAGATTACGAGTAGGCATATAGAAAAGGAGAACTTAACTATTGTTGAGTTAAAGGAGGACCCATGGCAGAACGCAAAGAGCTAATTCAGAATGAATATATAGTCCTTGCTTTACGAGCAAACGGGACAACAAAAATTTTTCATAGGGTTGTTAATTGTGAATACTGGGATATTCATACATTTGTAGAGTCGTTAACCTTTGGCACAGAATTGTCTTTACATTTTATTTCTGTTCAAAAACTTAATGAAATACAAGTTTTAGCTGAAGGAGATGCAACAAAAATCCTCTATATGAATAAAGATAAGGCATTGAATAAGTTTATGGGTGAAGTAGAAGAAGCATTAGATGAATTAAAAATCTTTAAATCACAGGAGGAAGAATGAAGCTCTATGTAGTTATTCCAGCCATCAACTGCCTAGAACTTACCAAAGGGGCAATAGACTCAATACAAAGCCCTTGTAGGGTCATTTTGATTGACAATGCATCAACAGACGGGATCCCTCGTTGGGGGGAGAATATGCACAACTCAGAGCTTACCTATGGCAAGTCATTAACCTATGTACGGAATAACAGTCCATTGTCAGTGTCTGGATCTTGGAATCAGGGGATTAGAATGGCATTTGAAGACCCTGAATGTGAGTATGTCATGGTTATTAACAATGATGTGATTTTGCATCCTAAGACAATTCCTCATCTACAAGCGTTTATAGACAAGACTCATTACTTAATGGTGACAGGAGACAATATCAGAGACCGGATGACGATAGACACCATGCTGAGAATGGAACTTCCTGTCCCTTATACAGATTTTGATTGTCAGGAGATTTCCGATTGGAGAGCAGAAGGGCCAGACTTTTCCTGCTATATGATACGCAGAGAAACAATCAGAGTAATTGGTTGGTTTGATGAACTCTTTGAAGGGGCATACTGTGAAGATCAGGATTATCATGCCAGATGTTCACGGGCAAGAGCACATATAGCAAAACACAATGACCAGGGAATCCCTGCGGGACTTGTGCATTTTAAGAGACTGACAACTGCTCCTTATTTTCATTTTGCATCACAGACAATCTCACGGAATGTAGAGCTACGTAATAAGATCAGTACGAATCATGGAAAGAATCATTTGAGGTATATGCAAAAGTGGGGAGGAGAGCATCCTGAAGTAATGGATGGTAAAGGTAATGTACAACCGTTTGGAGACGCTACAAAGAATTGGAGGGACTGGTGAAAGAAGGACACCCTATTGAACAAAGTAATCTGATGTATAACCAGTTTACGAAATATAGGAGGAAGATCAGATTGAATCAACGAACAGGGGTAGAAGTTCCAGAAGAATGGTTAGCAAAAGTAATACAGGCAGATAATTTTTTAAAAGAATATAGAAAAGGATGGGTATCAGAATTTGATAAACCTGCCAACATTCAAGACAAAGGAGAGCAATTATGAAATATGTAATTGTAATTACAGGATTGTTAAGCTTTTTAATAGGGCAGTTAGTTTCTAGAGTAATGATTAAGCAATATAAAGAAGAGATAGTATCTCCTCTTCCATTTCCTACATCTATTCCTTCTGTTGAAGAACGTTTGAATAAATATGTACGAGAATGTAATGAAAAAGGAGGTGCAGTGGCTCAAATAGGTAATGGGGTAACAAACAAGCAATATTTAGTTTGTAATATTCCAAAGGAGATACTGCAATGAAAATAGGATGTAGAAGTTGTGGGATTCATTTCCCTCAGGATTTTAAAATAACGCTGACTTCTCAGTGTAATTATTGGGGAGACAATGGCATGGCAAATATCTCTGTTAGGATGAAAAAAAAGTTTTGGGTCTGGCTTTTTAAGATGCCATGTGATGAGCTGTTCATAAAGCATAAGTTGGGGATCATTTTCAGTATCAATGCTGTTCCAGTCCCCAAGGAGTACGAGTGGAGTGAGTTGATTCCTGGATATGCGGAAATGACAGAGGAACAGCAGCAACAGGCTCAAAGACGGCATTATGCAGCTCAAAAGAGTGGGGGAGGGGAGAGGGTACCGGACCTATCTCACTTAGTAGAATCACGCGGTAAAAGTAAGGCAATAAACTAGCCTAGAAAGGACATAAACCTATGGAAGATACAAATACACCACAAGCAGAAAATAAGCCCGTAGAAGTCAATACAGTGGGTCAAAACAAGATCAGAGTACTAGCTCTCTGTGATAGCCCTACGTCAGCTACTGGGTTTGCTCAGGTATCTAAAAACGTTCTACGAGGACTGGCAAAAACAGGACGGTATCACATTGACGTTATTGGGATTAACTTCATGGGAGATGCCTATGATAAGAATATCCATCCCTATGAGATCTATCCTGCACAGCCACAGGGGTATCAAGACATGTATGGCAGAGGTAGAATGCTCAACGCTATGAACGGTCAAGAAGTAAGAGCGGGGCTTGTTCCTCCGTGGGACATTATATTCACTATTCAGGATCCTTTTATTATTGAAGGGCTAGGAGTGAACTTTCCATTTGGTGAACAGTTAAAAGTTGCTAAAGAACTTTGGAAGCGAACCGTAGGGCCAGAGAATTGGTTTACCTGGATTGGATACTTTCCGGTAGATGCACAGTTGAAAGAGAATTGGGTGACTCGTTCTATTATGTTGCCTGATTTTCCTGTGGCATATTGTGACTGGGGGAAAGAGCAGATCCTGCAGTTTGATAGAGAGAAGTTTGAGACAACCTTTGATTTTTCTCTGACTGATAAAGGACTTAAGAAAAAGGCACGGCTTTTTACTGACTCATTAAAAGACCGGATTAGTGTTATCCCTCATGGGATAGATCTTGATGTCTTTCATCCTTTGCCGGAAGAAGAAGTCAAACAATTCCGCAAGGAGTTCTTCAAAGACTATATCAAAGAGGATACGTATCTGATCGTTAATGTATCACGCAACCAACCAAGGAAAGATATTGCACGAACAATGGCAGCGTTTTCTACATTTAAGCATATGGTTCCTAATAGTCATTTATATTTGCATTGCAAAGAAGATGACATTGGGGGATCTATAAATGAAACAGGACGGGCCTTTGGTTTAGTTGGGGGACGTGACTATTCCATTCCTAAAGGATTTAATGCGGGACTGGGGTACTCTGTTGATGCAGTAAATAAAATCTACAATGCTGCAGATTTATGTATTACTACGACACTGGGAGAAGGTTGGGGATTTATCACAACGGAAGCCATGGCAACAAAGACTCCTATCATTGCTCCTAACATTACCAGCATCATAGACATCTTTAATACCAGAGGACTTGCGTGTGATATTCAGGAACTAGAAAAAGAAGACTCACCACTCAGAGGCATTCCTGTTAAAGCAGGGAGTACGTCCTCTGAATGGATCTGTATGGGGCTAGAGGATAATGAACGAGTCAGACCATTAACCAATGTTGACGACTTGGTTGAAAAAATGTATTGGGCCTATGCCAATCCTGAGAAAGTAAAAAGAATAGTAGAGCGGGGATATGAATGGGTCAGGACGTTATCCTGGGATAATATCACAAGACAATGGGATGAGATTTTTTCTAAAGCTCATGCCTATCTACAGGAGATGAGAAGAATGGGGTACGCTATTGATACAGCAGGAAGGAATGATCCATGTCCTTGTGGTTCCGGAAAGAAGTTCAAGCATTGTCATGGAGATAGTGAGGGACTCAAGAAGTTTGCTGATTGGTTTGACGAACCAATACAAGAGTAATATAATGTCCATGTGAGTCCATATAAAGGAGGTGAGTCACATGGGTAAATTATCAGGATTAGAGAAACTATTTTATTATCTCTATGTCATTGGAACATTAGGAGGCGTGTGGATTGTCAAAATAATTATTAAGAAAGCAATTATTGAGGCATATGCAAAAGACACAAAATAAGGCAACTATAATATTGAGGCTCCTCCAAGAACTTGCTTTATTGTAGTTGCATGGGGAGTGGTATTCTAGCATATTTACCTCAATCGGGAATAATTCGGTAAATAAAATAGGGGACCACTCCCCTACCGTGATTTTCAGTAGGGGAGTGGTGGGTCCGCCTCAAAAAACCAAAAAAATGCTAGAGAGTAGCGATAGGGGAGAGACCCCCTAATAGTAATGATTGATAGTAATTTGTTAAGAAATTTTTGAGAAAATTTTTTGACAAATTTTTTTTGAAAATCAAGACAACTTTTGGCAACGAAAAGGAACTTTTATGAATCAATGGGACAGGAAGTGCATAGAATTAAAATATAAAGGGTATACTTATCCTGAGATAGTTAAGGCTATTGGAAAAAAATACTCTGAAGGACATATTAAAAAGCTCTTCATGATGGATGGACGGCTGTATTTGCCCTACCTCCAGTATGAAGCAGAGATGTCAGGCTTCTCTATTGAAACAGCTAAAAAAGAATATAAAAGACTAGCCCCTCTCATGAGTAAAGTAAAACTCTCACTCCTTCAATCTGCTATTAAGGATGGAGACAAAAGACTAGCCTGGGACATTGCCAAGGATATGGAAGATCGTTCCGGCATGGTGGTGGTGAAGAAAGTAGAGCATGAGAAAGATGATGAAGACAAGCAAGTGACAGACCAGGAATTGTATGACCTTCTTACCAGAAACGGGCTTGACCCAAAAACAGGTCTCAGAGTTAGACCAACACCGATGGAACAGAATTAGTACAGGGTTTGCAAGCTTTAGAGAATTTTGTTTTACCTACTTCCCGCAGTACTTTTATGCTGAGCCTTCTATAATGCATGAGGACTTGTTTAAAGAACTGCAGGAGGCAATTGATAACGGAACCCCTGACGCATTGGCATATGCTGCACCTCGTGGAAATGCAAAGTCTACTATTGTTTCTTTTGCTCTGGTTATTTGGTGTGCTGTCTATAGAAAGAAGCATTACATCATTATTGTTTCTGACACTGCAGATCAAGCTAATGACTTCCTAGCCAATATAAAATCAGAGTTTGAAGATAATGAGCTGTTGCGTAATGACTTTGGAGATTTAAAAGGGTTAATCTGGACTTCTTCTGATTTAATTCTCAAAGGGGAAGAAGTAAGAATCCAAGCCCTAGGTGCAGGAAAGAAAGTCCGTGGTAGACGGTATAAGCAGTGGAGGCCGGATCTTATTATTGGGGATGACTTGGAAAATGATGAGAATGTTCAGTCTCCTGACCAGCGGAAGAAAATGGAGGTCTGGCACAATAAGGCTCTGGCTAAAGCAGGGGATGAGAGAACGGATAAGATCATTATAGGGACAATTCTTCATTTTGACTCTCTCCTATCCAAGCTACTCAAAAACCCTATCTATAAAACCCGTATCTATAAATCTATTATGCAGTGGTCTAATTCACCCCTTTGGGAGGAATGGACCAGGATTGTCACCAACCTAGAAAATCCTAATAGGCTAGAGGAAGCCCTGGCATTTTATCAGCAGCACAAGGATGTCATGCTTGAGGGGACTAAAGTACTCTGGAACCAGAAAGAGCCCTACTATGCCTTGATGCTCCAGTATATAGCGGATGGTCCGGCAGCATTCTCTAGTGAGAAGCAGAATGAACCGCTTGCTATGGAGGACAGGTGGTTCCATCCTGACTGGATTAAGTACTACGATGATGAGGAGATAGCAGGGAAAGAGCTGTATGTTGTAGGGTTCTGTGATCCTTCTCTAGGCAAAAATGGGGGAGACTACTCAGCTATTATCACGGTAGCCACAGACATGAACTACCAGATATATGTGTTAGATGCAGATATTGCCAGGAGACACCCTGACATTATAGGCAAGGAAATGCTCTACAAGTCTAGGAAGTATGAGTACAAGGATTTTGGGGTGGAAATCAATCAATTTCAGGAGCTCTTTTCTGACGATGTGAAGAAATTAATGGATGAATTAGGCATTACAATGCCTTTGAGGGGGGTTAGGCAGCATACAGATAAGATCCTCCGCATTCAGTCCTTGCAACCGGACATAAAGAACGGTAGAGTGAAATTTAGAAGGGATCAGAAGCAGTTAATAGATCAATTGACTAACTTTCCGTCCGATGCTCATGACGATGGGCCAGATGCACTAGAAGGAGCAATTAAATTGCTCGGAAAGAGGTCAGCTGTAGCTGATTACTACAAGTCACAAGCGTATGAACTTACTCAACCAACTCCGAACTCGTTTCTACAAAACCCAAGCCTTCAAAACCTTACTCAGCTCGTATCTCGCTGAACCAGAGGCGTTAGTGGTATCTAAGATGACTGCTGATGATATGGTGAAAAAAACAATGGAAGAGCAAGTCCCCGTTCTTGTTAAGTCTCAAGTGACTCAGGAAATAGAGAAAATTCAGATCATGCAGCGGAATGAAGCTCTCCGATATAGAGGAATTGGTCAGGTTAATAGCCAGTCTAATCCTGACAGAAAAGTAGGCTCAGATGTCCCCTTTTCATACTTGCGACGTATGGCACAGCTTTACCCTATCGCTCGTGCTTGTATTAATCGGAGAATTAGACAGATTACTCAGTTAGAGTGGGATATTACTACTATTTATGAGATTGAGGGTGAACAAGGGTATGAAACACAGATTGCTGAAATTAAAAACTTCTTTAAGCATCCTACAGGTCACAAGAGTAAAATGCGTGGCTTCCTAACGCAAATGGTAGATGATGTCTTGACGCTTGATGCTATCTGTTATGAGAAGCAAAAAACCAGAGGCGGGGATTTTATGTATTTAATTCCTGTTGATCCTACAACCATTGCTCTTAGAGTAACGCAAACAGGTGGGACACCAGAGCCTCCTGAGACTGCATATGTACAGATTGTAGAAGGTAGAGAGCTAGCAGGGTACACAACTGATGAGATGATTTATGAGAAGATGAATGAACGCTCCTATAGTCCCTATGGCATGGCTCCTCTTGAGTCATTAATCATTCAGGTAGAATCAGCTCTCCGTGGAGCGTTGTATAATCTTGCATACTTCAAAGAAAACAACACGCCTGAAGGATTTGTCATGTTACCTGAGGAAGTGGCTTCTAATCGCACTACAGTAGAAGAATGGCAATTGTGGTTTGATTCTTTAATTGCTGGAGATCCTAGATTTATGCATAGACTCAAGATTCTTCCAGGAGGATCTGAGTATGTACCAAGTAGAAAGCCGGAAGACATGGCTTTTGAAAAGTTTGAACTCTGGCTTTTGCAGCAAACCTGTGCCGTGTTTGATGTTCCACCTCAAGATATTGGTATTACTTATCAGGTGAATAAAGCTACAGCTGATTCACAATCAGATCTTTCCCGTGAAAGAGGGCTTTTGCCATTGGGGAATTTTACGAAAGAAGTATTAGATACTATTATTCAAGAAGATTTAGGACATCCAGAGCTTCAGCTCATGTGGAGAAATATTAATCCTGTTGACCGAAAGGAAGAGGCAGAGATTGCAAAGACAGAGATTGAAATGGGAGCCTTATCAGTGGATGAGTATAGAATTGAACAAGGCAGAGAGCCTATTGGGTTGACTCATTATATCTCTACTTCATCTGGTCCTATTAAGGTAGATGATTTTATTAAAGGCATTACTCCACAGCAACAGCAAACAAAAGACAAGCAGGATCAAAATAATGAGCAGGATCAGCAAGAAGAGATCAAGCGTTGGAGAAAATGTGTCTATAGAGATATAGAGGCAGGACGGGATATTAGAACAAAATTCCCTACTAATAAAATTGCTGCAGATTTGCATGAAGAAATATCTAAAGGTCTTGAGAATGTTCACTCCAGGTGGCAAGCCAAAGTCTTTTTTGACCAGTATTTAGATCCTGAGGTGAAAGCATCTCTTACATTACTACGGTATGCAGATGAACTCCATCACATTGAACAGGGACTCAATCCATAATACCCGTCTTTCCATAGAAAAATTTGTGTATAAAAAGGGGACAAATGTTGCTCTTCACAGAGTGGAACAGTCAGATGAGTATCAAGGGTTTAAGAGTGATATAAAAAAAGGGCTAACCGCTCAGATTGAATCTATTGCTGATTATCACTCTACTATTCCTACTCTCATGATGTTGGCTAAAGGTGCTAGTGAGCCACTGCTTAATCAAGTAGGAGCACTTCTTTCTAAAATTTCTCTGGATAACTTTGTGGATATGTCTGCCTATTTAGTGTTTGCAGGATCACAGGGAGGACAGGCATTTTTAGATAAATTAGAAATTACTTCTATCTTTGGTCTTACCAACCCTAAGCTTATTGAGTACTTTGGTAACTATAGCAACTTGACCATTGATACAGTAGACAACTACACAAAGGAATGGATTGCAGGAAAGATCCAGGAGGGAAAAGATCAAGGGTTATCTCCGTTTCAGATTCAGCAGTCTCTCATAGATGATGGAAAGAACATTACTGCCATTAGAGCTGAGCGTATTGTCTTAACTGAGACCGCTCATGCCATGGGGGTTATAGAGCAAGAATCAGCCCTCAGGATGGGGATTAGAGAGGAGATCTGGAGAACAAGCCTAGATGAACGGGTTTGTCCTATTTGTGGCCCTCTAGAGGGTCAGAAGGTTGATACAGGAAAGGGCTTTACACACCCTGAGAGTGGTGTGGTATATATGTATTATCCTGCTCATGTGTCCTGTAGATGCTATATAGAGCACGTCATACCGGATGATTTTGTGATTCCGGCAAAGGTGTGGTTAGGTGAATAAAGATGACTTTTCATGACCATTTTTATGAATAAAACAGATTTAAAGATCATTAAGAAAGAAGAAGCAGCCAAGAATCAACAACTCAAAAAACCACAACCTGACCCTAAAAAGAAGTAGTTGACAACTGGGCTGTAGATTCTTCATATTAGAGTAAGTAGGGCAAGGATGATCTCCTTGCTATGGGACTGACTAAGTTACTAGCACCCGTTGGGGTGTTTTTTTGTGGTTTAAGGAGGCAGTATGGACAAATTTAAAAAAGACATTTATATCCCTATTCAAAAAATTGATGATGAGCAACACATGGTCTATGGCTGGGCTTCTACTCCAGACATTGATTCTGATGGGGAAATAATCAAAGCAGAAGCACTTCAAAAAGCTCTCCCTGGGTACATGAAATTCCCTACTATTCGTGAAATGCACCAGGCAAAGGTAGCCGGAACAACCAAACAAGCAGATGCATCAGACAAAGGCCTCTACATTGGAGCCTATATTCCTGTAGGTGATGCCTGGCAAAAGGTCAAGGAGGGGCTATATCGTGGCTTTTCTATTGGTGGGAATGTCTTAAAACGAGTAGGTAATGTCATCCAGGATATTGAATTAGTTGAGATCTCACTCGTTGATGTCCCTGCAAATAAAGCTGCTGTTGTTGAACTCTGGAAAAGAGAAAAGATGCAGAAAAATGCGTACACAGCATACTCAGCAGCCATGATGATGATTCAGCTAAAAGATATGTGTGAATACTTTGAGTACCTGGGGAAAGACACCAAGGCTCTTATGGATTGTTTAGAGACCATGAAACAAGTGGTAGCAACGGAAGCTCAAGAGCCAGAAGAATCAGAGGATGAAACGGTTGAAGCATCTAAGCAATTCTTTACAACCAAAACAGTCAAAGAGATTGAGGATAGAATTGCTCGCTTGAGCAAAATGGATCTAGGCACAAATGATCTTGCTAATGCACTTAGAAAGGGGGTGATTATAGCCATGAAGAAAAAAGCAGATGAACTCAAAAAGGAAAATGAAGTTACTCCGGAAACGACCACTCCAGAAACCACGACTCCTACAACTGAAGGGGAGGATGGAGAAGGGAATGGATCACAACCAGAAACTACAACTCCTGAAACACCAGAGACTCCAGCTACTCCTGAGACTCCTGAAAAGGAAGAAGGGAAAGAAGCCGGATCTATGGCTGAGACGCTTCAAAAATTGGAGACCATTCAGAAATCTCTGGATGAATTAAAACCAAAAGAAGAAGCCGTAAAAGTGAAAGTTACAGCAGATGAAGAACTTTCCAAAGTTGTAGGTTCACTGGCAGGCACTCTCTCAAAGATGGCAACTACATTAGTTGCAATGAATGAAAGAGTTGCAAAACTGGAGGCTACACCTGCAGCTCCTAAGTCAAAAGCAGTAACAGTTGCTAAGACAATTGGAGGAGCTGATCCTGTTCCTGAAAAAAAGGAAGAGGAAAACCCTGAAATTGCAAAACGCAAAGACCGCTTGAAGGAATTAGATACGCTCTATGAAAAACTTGGAGCTAACGAGTTTGCAAAAGAAGGTTACTCAATGGAAGCATCACGCATTTATGCTGAAATTGATGCATTGAGTAAAAAATAAAATCTTATTTTAGAAAGGAGGTGAAACAATAGTATGAATCCTAATGATGTATTTTCTCAAGTTGATGCACAGGTTAGAGAACAGATCTTAAAGGCAGCTGAAGTATTAACTACTAGTACTTTTTCTCCGCCTGCACGGTCAGTATTTTCTCCTGAGAATATCACGCCTGATATTAAGCTCCTTGTTCCTGTTCATACGCCAATTCGTAACAGAACCGCACGTGTGCAGGGATACGGTCAGGCTGCAGTATTCAAACGATTAACCTCAAAGCTCCATAGTAATACTGGAGCTGCAGGGGTAGGGACCAACACAGCAATTGCTTTTGCTGATGCCGGAGCACCTGGTGAAACCTCACAAACCTATGATACGGTGGCATATCCATTCAAACTCTTAGGGAGAAAAATTGAGGTTGGTGGCTTGGCTATTGCTGCGAGTCGTGGAGGAACGGGCTCAGGTCAAGGCCCTGTCTCTGGTGCAACAATGTTAGATGCACGGGAAAAAGTGAAAGCTGTTGAAGTCATGCTTGGTGAAGAAGAGTTGATAATTGGTGGAGACACTAATACCTCTTCTAACCAATTTGATGGCATGGGTAAACAGATCACTACCAACTCTGGAAACGCTGCATTGCTCACAGCTTCTGGTATTGGTGCCTTCTGTAACACTGGCTTCTTAGCTGGTGCAGACTTTACCGTCATCTACGCAAATGCACGTCAAAACCGTGCAATCGCTGATAATCTTGAATGGAGTGGATCTATTCAACGGGCATTTATCACGAACACAGGAGCGGTAACTGCTGGCTACAAGGTCAAAAATGTTATCAATCCTGTAACGGGATCGGTGATTGATTTGGAAGTGTCTCGGTATGTTGGAGGGGATGCCTACCTCTTAACAGAACGGGATGTCTCCGGTGAAAACTGGGTACAAATAGAAGAATTAATCCCTATGTCTCGCGTGGACGTACCATCTAGTAACTTTTCTACCATTCGCTTCATTATAGAAGCTCAAGTGTTAGAGGTTATTGGAGAACCGTTCCAAATGAAAGTAGGAGGCTTAGCAATAGGCTAACGAAATTTAATTGTTGAGTAGGATAGTCAGTCCTAACCTACTCAACAAGACTGACATTAAATTTCACTCTATGACTAATGCATCAATTGTCACTGTTACTGATTTTCAGGCATTGGCTCCAGAGGTAGATACAACACGGTATGACAACCCAACTATCTCAGGGATTTTAAGTCAAGCCTCACAGGTAGCCTCAGATATTCTGGGGTTTAATCCCATGCTTGAGGTGATTGTTGATGAAGTAAAAGAGGGGAGAATCACCACAGAGGGTGATTTATTGGTCTTTCCTGCTAAAGTTCCTATTGTTTCCGTGCAAGGAATAACCCTCAACAAAGGGCCTGTATCAGTGTCTGTGGGTTTAACAGATGGCAATGGGAATAATCGCTACAACATTGACTACTCACAGCGTCATATACGGTACCCATATAATGAAATTACGCTCAACGGGAGTCCTGTTTTTGTTGATTTTTATAGTCTCAAATACACACAATTTTATGTAAAGCTCTCCTATACAGCGGGTTGGTCATACACCAACCTCCCTGGGAGTATAAAACAAGCAACCATCCTCCTGGCTAGAGATATATTCTCTAATCAATACAATCAGATGGGGGCTTCACGTATTACACAGGGATCTCTCACCATTGAATATAAGACCAATGATCCACAAGGCAAACAACGGAGTAAGTTGGTTGCTGATGCATATAGGTTATTGGCTCCTTATAGAAAGATGGTGTAGAGATATGTTTTTAGACAAAGTTGTTTCAGTTCAACGGCTAACGCCAACCTCAGGGGATTCTGATAAAGAGTCCTATGTTACTGTCTCCGGATTAGAAGCTGTCAAAATGAATATTCAGCCCGCTTCTGCAGAACTTACCGCTATTACCAATGGAGCCTATGGTCAGGTATTCAAAGCATTTACTGGAATTTCCAATATCAAGGTAGGAGACAGGGTGACTATTTCCGGAAGTAGCAAACTCTTTATTGTCAACGGAGTACAAGATCATCAATATGGACCGCTCCCACACTTGGAGTTAGTTCTTTTTGAAGGAGATAATTAATATGGCAGATAGAAATTTTACGATGAGAATAGAGGGACTAGATAAATTAGTCTCTCAGTTTGAACGGGCTAAAGTTAACTTTAAGCCTGTATTACTGCAGTCAATGCAGAAAAGCACCACGCACATTAAGCAGGTTATTAGACGAACAATAGATACAGAGGGTATTACGTTTCAAGGATCTCTTAAACGGTCTGTCAGTGAGGTTGAGGTGACGTGGAGTCGCGGTGTAGTGGGTGTTGGGGAGAAATATGGGGAAACGGTGGAATTTGGTAGGAAACCAGGTTCTAGGCCCCCTACAGCCCCTCTAGAACGGTGGGCCTCGTTAAAGCTTGGTCAACCTGGCTTAGGCTACATCATTGCCAAAAAAATAGGAGAGCAAGGAACAAAGCCTCATCCATTTGTGGAGCCTTCCTATAGGGAAGCAGCCCCACAGGTGTTGCGGTACTTTAGAGACGGAGCTCAGATTATCGTGCAAATGATGGCAAGAGGGTAATTATGTATGTCATTACTTTTACTATTCAACTATGTCCTGGTAGATACAAATAATCCTGAGGAGGTACAAATGGCTCAAAACATACAAAACTTATCAGCTGCAGTAGCAACCAAAATGAGAGGAGTCTCAGGGCTTCAAGTGGTCTATGAGTATGAACCAGATAAGCCAGAAAGCGGGCAATACCCATTTGCTACTGTTACCCCTCAAGCGTTTTCTGGATCATTTGGAGACACCATTAGAAACCTTCGGACCTATGAAATAGTAGTACGGGTCTATCAGGAACGGGTAGAAATTGCTTTTGGTAATGAAAAAGCAGAGCGACTCATACGGGAGATGGTAGATGAGATCTTAACAGCCTTTGATATGGATACTACCCTCTCCGGCATGATGAAGTATGTGCGACCTGTGCGGGGGAACTTAAGTTATGAACAGCGAGAGGTGGGGGACACCCGTGTAGCTGAGTTTGTTTTGGAATGTGTTAACGTTGTTGACTCCCGATAGTCAAGGGAATTGTCAATCTTTTTAGAAAGGAGGTGAGAAAATTATGGCTGAAAAAATTGGACGATTAGGGTATTTAGGTCTTGCTGTTGAAGCATCACCTGGAACTCCAGAAGCTACACCGGATGTCTTTTTACCGTTTACTGAAAACAGTTTGCGGGGGCATCATGAACCATTAATGGATGTTTCTGCACGGCAAACCCGTGTACAACAATATGGATCAGTAGCTGGAAAGAGATGGGGAGAGGGTTCAGTGACCATCTATCTTGACTCTATTAATTCTGGATACTTCTTTAAGTTAGGATTAGGGCTTGAAGCAAATACTCAAAAAAATTCTAGTCCTCCGGTCTATGACCATTTATTTACTCCTACTGTGTCAGGAAATGCTGTCACTGCAGCAACGCTCTGGGATTATAAAGGGGTAGACGTGGAACAATATTCCTACGCTGCCATTGATACCTTGGAGCTTGAGGTAAACAATGACGGTATAGCAACCATTACTGCTGGGTTTATGGCAAAGGCTCCAAGTAGTGTAACTGCTCCAACATTTACTACTACCTCTGGAACCCTCTACACCTGGAAAGACATGTCCTTAAGGTTTGGCAACACTGTAGCATTAGCACAAGCTGCAACGGCTACAAAAGTAACGAACTTTAAACTACAGGTAGCAAACAATGTAGAGATGAACTACAAGTCAGGCAGCAATCAACCCGATACATTAACGTATGGAGCGGTGCGGGTGAGTGGTTCTTATACGTTGTTCTTTGAATCAGTAACTGATAGAGATCGTTACTACAACCTAACAAAGCAATCTATGGTCCTGCAACTTGCAGGAGCTGGGCTTGGTGTTGGCTACACTGAGTTATTGCAATTGGTGTTTAAGAAAGTAACCATTGAAGAAATTGATATGGATACTGGATTAGATGATCTCTTTACCCTAACCTGTAACTTCGTTGCAGAATGGGATCAGGATCAAGCAGGGTATTTTGAAGCAACATTGAGAAATCAAAAGTCTTCGGTTTACACCTAAGGCTAGCTGTGTTGCTTACGCTGTGGGGTGGTTTTCAGTCGCTTGTTTTCCGCCCCACAGCACCACATAATGAAGAGTAATAAGCGACAAAAAACAAGCGAGGAGGTGAACTTAAAACTATGTACGAACGACCAACACATACAGTAGTGTTACCACTTTCTAAGGCAACTGTAGTCCTCTATGACTTTTTAGTGAAAAAAGAGCTAGATGAAATCAAACGTATTGGTTTAACAGGTGCAGAAATGGATTTTGAAAAGAATCCTAAAAACCCTGAAGTCAAGAAGTTTGATGTGGGAGTGACCATTGCCATGGAAGATACCACTATGAAGCTCTCTATACAGAAATTTGCTTTTGAAGGGCAGGATTATGTTATTGAGAGAGAAAAAATAGTAGAGTTTGTAGATAACCTCCGTCAAGCAGATGTTGATGTGTTAGCTCAGCAAATAGAGGGAATAAATACGGCTAGTGTGTTATCTGATGAGGCTAAAAAAAAATAGTTCAGGATGCTCAGGTAATTATTATTCAGGGAGGAAAAGCAAACTCTGAAGAATATGCACGATATGCAATCTGTCAGAAATTTGGATGGGATTATTGGACGTATGAAAATCAACCACTCTTTTTTCTGGAGCAGATTCGTTTATTTATGATTCAAGAGGGGAATCGTGCAAAACTAGATAATCAGAAAATGGAGCGTACAACCAATAAAACACAAGGCATTAGCAGGAGATAGGCATGGCAGATACATATAATTTATCAATTGTTATAGATGCACAGGATAAAGCATCTCAAGTCCTTGAAAGCATGGGAGGTAAGCTCCGTGACCTTGCCAGTGCTGCCACTGCAGGCTCAGCTGTTATTGCAGGAGCCCTAGGCTTTGTTGCAAAAGATGCCATTGAGACAGGGATGAACTTTGAATCAGCCCGTGTCTCATTTGAAACCTTCTTGAAATCAGGAGAAAAAGCAGGGAAATTACTGCAGGATCTTTCTGATTTTGCTGTCAAAACTCCTTTTGATTTGCCTCAGGTAGTAGACGGAACCAAGCGACTCCTTGCCTATGGGGTGGCTGCCAATGATGTTATTCCAACTTTTAAGACCTTGGGTGATATTTCTAGTGGTAATAAACAGAAGCTAGATCAGTTAGTCCTAGCCTATGGACAAGTAAAGGCTGCAACCAAGCTCACAGGGGCAGAACTACGTCAATTTACAGAGGCTGGTGTTCCACTCCTGCAGGCTCTAGCAGATGAACTCAATAAAACAGGTGGGGGAATGGTCAAAGTATCATCTGGAGCATCTAAGGCTAAGGTTGACGTTGCTAAGGTTACTGAGCAAATGGGGATCTTAAATCAAAAGATGAGTGAGAACAAAGAAAAATATAAAGAGGGGTCTGTAGCATATAGACAGGCTCAACTTACCCTCAAGGGGTATCAGGATCAACTAGCTAAGGCTACAACCAGTACTACTACCTTCTCTAAAGCAACAAAGCTCACAGCAGGGGATATAAAAGAGATGATCTCTAATAATGAGATTTCATTTGAAATGGTACAAAAAGCTCTTTCTTCTTTAAATAGTGAAGGAGGAATGTTTTTTCAGAACATGGAGAAACAGTCAAAAACCCTAGGAGGGATCCTCTCTAATACACGGGATGAGTTTATTCGCTTCATGATTGGAGTATTAGGGTTCACACAGCAAGGGGATATTCGGCAAGGCAGTCTCTTTTATTACTTGGAGATGGGGGCTAGTATGTTTCTTCAGGCATTGCAACAGGTTAGACCCGTTGCTCAACAATTTGTAGATGACATGTTAAAAAATATTCCTGCTGTTATTGCAATTATTGGAGCATTAGTAGGATTGATCACTCCCCTAGTCATTGCTTTTATAGGCCTTATTGCTCCGGCTCTTTTATTTGTGGCTGCTGGGGCTGCTATAGGTGCAGTCATTGGGTATGTTATTGCTAATTTTCAGCAACTTAAGCCATTACTAGAAGTTATAGGAGCTATTCTCGTTGCTTTAGCGATTGTAGCTATTCCTCCTTTAATTGCAGGTTTTGTTTCTTGGGCAGTGGCAGCAGTAACAGCAGCTGCAGCAACAGTTGTTGCGATGCTTCCAATTATTATTGTTGTTGGATTAATAGCTGCAGCTGTTTATCTTTTGTATCAAGCTTGGATTAATAATTGGGGAGGTATTCATGAAAAGACCAAGGCATTTACTGATTGGTTTCAAAAAACAGGATTACCTAATTTACTTGCAGGATTTGATAATATACAGAATTTTGTAAAGACACTTGCTGATAATTGGGTAGATAATTTTAATAAAATTAAAAAAGTAGTTGAAGATGTTATTTCAGCTATTGGAAGAGTTAAAGGAGCAATTTCTAATGATAAAGGGCAATTCAAGTTGCCAGGGTTTCAGCATGGAGGATTTGTTCCAGGTTCTTATGGTGATGCGGTTCCGGCTATTCTTCATGGAGGAGAGCGGATTGTTCCACGTAACGGCGTTGATGTTAATAATAGTGGGTCTTCTACCCCTTCAGTTTCTATCAATATTTCTGGTACGTTTAATTTAGATAGTGATGATAGAGTGGATGAGCTAGCTCAAAGAATCATTAGAATTTTAGGAAGACAAAATGAACTAGCGAGTAAAGGAGTAGGGTTCTAGTATGGCAATTCCAACATTTAACGGATTCAGTTTTAATGATACCAATTTTATTACAGAGCGTATTACCTTTAAGGGAGTTGCAGAGCGTGCTGTGATACGAGGAAAAATTAATAGACGAGAAGGGGTTAAACTTTTAAATACTGAATTTGGTGAGAAAGAAGTAACTCTAGCCGGAGTTGTTGTTGCTTCTTCAGCCTCAGAGCTTCAGAGTCTTCTGGATTCTATGAAAATGAATCTTACAGCAGAGGAAGGACCACTTATTCTTGAGCAAGGAAGAACTTTTACAGCAACAATGACAGCTTTGGCTATTCCAGATGAGCATTATAACCAATCTAAGGCACCTTTTGAGGTGACATTTATGTGTTCTAATCCCTTTGCAGAGGGCTCACAATTGTCTGTTACTATCCCTGTTCAGTCAGGACAGACTACTATTTCTGGCCGTATTAATATCTCTGGATCATACTTTGCCCGTCCAACTGTTACCTATACCCCACCTTCTAACACTGGTAACACACTCATTAAGCGGGTAGATATTAATCATGTCCCCACAGGACAGACTATTACTGTTTCCGGATTTAATTCAGGAGCAACAGGGGGACTGCAGTATCAAAATGCAGTTACCGTCAATTATGATACGTTTGCTTCTCTTGATGGGTCTACGACTATTAACAATAGTGGAGCATTTAGTAGATGGGATCCAGGAAACAATGATTTTACGGTCATAGCATCAGGTAGGGCTTTCCCTGGTGGGTCAATAACCGTGACATATAGCCCTAGATATTTGTAGTTGATTTTTGAAATGGAACAGGTAATACTGGAGTCATATGGATAAACCATCAACACTTTCTCACTCCATTAAAAAAGAATATGAAGCTAAAAAGCTTACTTCAACGGTTACAGAAAAAGGGCCAGATGGAAAAGTTACCTCAAAAGAAGTCACCCGTGAAGTAGAAGTATTAAAAGGATCAACCCGTGAAGCTTTGCAAGAAGCACAAGCTCATGCTCTTGAATTGCAATACAACAGTGTAACGCTCCTGTCTGAAGATCATGACTTCTGGTATTTTGAATTTTACAATCCTGTAGTTCAAGAGACGGAAGATTCAAAGGAGGAATAATGGACGATAAACAAGCGGATGGAGTAACAACTCCAGGAACACAACAAGAACCTACATCAGTAGGCGTAGAATACGGCCCTGATGAAGAATTAAAAAAGAAAAAAGAGCTTGAAGAGTTAAAAACTCTAAGAGCAAAAGAATGTGCTGAAGAGTTTAATAAATTAATGGCAAAATATAATTGTTATCCAGATATTTCTTTGACATTGAGCACAACAGGTCAGATTACTGGATCAATAACCATTAAAGCAAAATAAACCATAAGCTAAACAAGCGACACCTTAGCTATGGCAGATAATGTAACAATTCCAGCAACCGGATCGGGAACAGCAACTCCAGTAATTGCAACCGATGACATCTCTTCTGTTCACTATCAACGGGTCAAAGTGACCTTTGGTTCTGATGGGGCTGCCTCTGACGTATCTTCTTCTAACGGATTGCCAGTATTAAATCTGGCTAACTCTGGTGTAGACATTGGTGACGTTACTATCAACAATGCTTCTGGTGGATCAGCTGTTAATATCCAGGATGGTGGAAATACCATTACAGTAGATAACGGAGGAACATTTGCTACACAAGATTCTCAAGTCTTGGTAGATAATGCAGGATTTACTGATGGAACGTCTAAAGTTTGGGCTGTAGGATATATTCTTGATGAAACAGCGGGAACAGTTCTTACAGAAAATGATGTTGCAGCAGCACGTATTGACTCAAAACGGGCTCAGGTTTATGTTATGGAAGATGCTACATCCCGTGGACAACGAGCATCAGTAAATTATCAAGGAAGACAAATTATTGCCGTTGCTAATGATGTGATAACTATTTCAGGAAATGTGGCCTTAGCAGTGTTAAGACAACCTATCAATGTTAGTACAACAGGGGCAATTCTTGTGTCTGGACAAGCAAATAGACGAATAAGAGTTATTAATGGTCTTCTTATGGCCCCTACAGCAGTTACTTTACAAATGAAATCAGCAAATAATAGTGATGTAACTGGACCGCTTCCTATAGGAGCAACGGGAGGATTTCAGATCCCTGAAGCTGAAGTTGGAAATTTTGATACACAAATAGGAGAAAGTTTAACAGTATTTTTATCATCTTCTGTTCAAATTGGGGGATGGTTGAGTTACGTTTACATTTAATATTATGAGAAAAATAATTGTTTTAAAAAATGGTGCAAATAGTGATGGGACGCAGTTTGCAAATTATATTTTTTGGTTAATAGTTCCCCTTGCAGCGCAAAGAGCAAACGCTAATTTTGTTACACAAGTTCCAGACGCAACAACACAGGAAAAGGCAGCTTTAGCAGATGGTTCTGTAGTGGAAGAGTCATATACTATCTCGTTCACAAATACAACCACATTAGGAAATAAACTCGTGAGTGACTTTAACGTAAGGCAATCATTTTATAATGCTCAGTCTACTCTTAAAAATTACACGGGAACATATTGGGATGGAACTAGCTGGCAGAATTTACCAGCATAAGGAGGATATATGGCAGCATCAAAATCAAATACAGTAGTACGGAATAACGTTACAATGACATCAGGTGCTGCTGATTCTAATTCTACTTCTACTGATTTAAGAACGTCGTATGGTGGTGAAGCTCTTATTAAATTAACAAATGGAGCAACTGGACCAACTGTCCCCGCACAAGTTCAAATACAATTATCAAATGATGATTCAAATTACTACAATTATGGTGGAGCATTAATTGGATCAACAAGTAATAATGGTGTTGCTTCTTGGGCAATAGATATTCCTATTGGTACTATGTATATACGATTTGTATCTGGTTCTAATACTGGTCAAGATGTAACTTTACGTGTTGAATTAGCAACTGTTACCGGCATCTAAGGATATTAATGTGTACGCTGTTAAACCACTTCTACCAAGAATATATTTAGGGACCCCGTCTTCCCAAGGGTTGGTTTTTGATCCTCCTTTGTATGAAAAAAATGGAACGAGTGCTAAAGATATTATTGCAAATTTAACTGGAGCTTTTAGTAATTCCCCGACGTGGAGTGATGACACGATAGGAGCAATGTTAACATTTAACGGAGGCAATCCTGGCTCAGTTGTTGATTTTACACTTGTAGGTCAACAGAGGGGTTTTACTCAAGTATCTTTTATGGCAATTGCCTACCGTACAGGAGTCGCACCGGGAAACCTTGGAAGAATTTTTAGTGAAACAAATACTACCAGTTCCGGGTTTCAATTAGCAGATCAAGATAATGTCAATCAAATTAGATTTATTGCTCCTTTTGATACTACGTCAGGAACGTGGTCCGCTCCGGCAACAAGTCTTAATACCATGATGACGTATGTAGTTACGTATGATGGTAGCAGTACTTCAAATGTCCCGAATATTTGGGTGAATGGAGTGAAACAGACTGTAACAACACAAACAGCTCCATCAGGGACGCTTGCACTAAGAGATACTCATTTATTGATTGGAAATATTTCTCAAACTGGAAATGTTTTTACTCGTACATTCAATGGAAAAATTGGTGTAGTGAGAAAGTGGAGTCGAATGCTTGATGCACAAGAGGCTGTATTATTTTCAGCTTTTCCTTGGTTAGTTTACAGTGATGTAAAAAATAATTGGCTTACATCAGGAGGAAATTTATTGAGAACTCTTCCTCTTTTAGGTGCAGGGCTATAAATGATAGTCTTTATATATGTCGTTATTGCTTTTGTTTCATCCTGCAGGCGTAGGGGGCGGGGCAACTGCTCCTATAGTTACTACTGATTCTGTTACAGCTGTTGCTGTAACAACTGCACGAGCTAAAGGAACAGTATCTTCTGATGGAGGGGCTACAGTCACGGCAAGAGGATTTGTTGTTTCCACTTCTAGTAATCCTACTACTTCAGACACGGTATACCCTGTTAGTGGTACTACAGGGGCTATGGATTTAGTTTTAACAGGGCTAACACGCAACACCACTTACCACATTAGAGCCTATGCTACAAACTCTGCAGGAACTTCTTATGGAGCAGATATTTCCTTTAGAACCGGACGGGGTATTGTTCCAAAGCATTATCTTTATCGGGTATTTAATGCTGGGGTATACATAGCAACTTGGAGCAATGAGGTGTTAAGTGAGCCTAATTTTAGAAATACAATTAATGGGGGTCCTGGAGAAATCGTTGTTGAACTCGGACGATCTTTTGATGATTTTGGAGAGGATGTAGATGTGAAGCTTAATAATAAAGTGGAATGCTGGGTAGTAGATAAGGAAAATCCTAATGGTACACTTCTTTATTCTGGATATATTTCAGGATATAGACCGTCAGTAAAAGGGCCAAAAGAGTCAGTTCAGATTACTGTTTTAGGGTATGTGGCACAGCTACAACGGATGATTTTGCGGGATTCTTCTGGAAACACGACACTTGCATACAATTCTTATGATCCCTCTGCTATTTTACGGGATGTTATAGACAAGCTGCGAGCTCAAGGGTGTGAACTAAAATATACTAATTCCTCTGTTATTTTGACTAATACGGTTGTTTCTTACACCTTTAATGCCAATACAGGGAAGGAGGCACTGGATAAAATCATTGAGTTGTGTCCAGAGGGGTGGTTTTACCGGATTGATCCAGACAATACCGTGTACTTGCAGCCGAAAAATATTCAAGCAGATCATACCTTCACCTTAGGTCTGGATGTAGAAAATCTAGACACTTTCCGGAGAATTGAGGATGTGGTCAATCAAGTGTTATTTGTGGGGGGAGGAAGTCCTGCATTATTTAAGCTATATCAGAATACAGGATCACAGGGGTCATATGGGCTTTATGAGAAAAAGCTAGTAGATCAACGGGTGACAGTAGCAGCCACAGCACAAACAATGTCAGATAGAGAAATTAATGCAAAGAAAGATCCTGAAATTCGCTCTATATTTGAAATCATTGATTCTAATGGTCCAAGTAGCAGAGGGTATGACATTGAGACAATTAAGGTAGGACAAACGTTGCAAGTGAAGAATTTAAAAACAGGAACAAGAACGGTTACATTGTGGGATGTAGGGCTCTGGGATACCGATGTCTGGGATCAAACCCTAGCAACCAGTGCTGCTGATGTGGTTCAGATCTTGAGTATTCAGTATCAACCTGACAGTATACAGATAGAGGCTTCTTCAAGAATCCCACAGATTGCTAAGCGTATAGAGGATGTGCAGCGGAATCTTGAAGTGACGCAAATGGTAAATAACCCATCTGCTCCAAGTTAATCTATGTCTGAACCATTAAAACCAGGAATCTGTGGAGTATGTGACCAGTCCGTTATTTGGTTTAAGTCAAAACAAACTGGACGAATTATTTTTACAGATATGTACTGTGAAATATCACTAGCTCTCTCTGATGGAACAGTGGCAACACATGCAGTGTGTAGTAAATGCAAGAGGACACTGACAGATCAAAAGATTGCAGATCTATTTGAACGTATTAGAGCAAGCTGGTCTGATTCTATGGTTGGCTGGGCTTCAGATGAACAGTTTAATCAGTTGCGTAATAATGCTGTTGACGCTTGGGACAATTCAGGAGATCATGAGAAAAGAATTGTTGAGAAGCAAGAGAAAGTAAAAGAACAAAAGCACCAGGAGAAACTGGAGGCAAAACGAGCGAAAGATAAAGGAGGAAAGCGTGAGTCTTAATTCATTTACACCTAACACGAAAATTGAATCAGCTAAGGTAACTGCTAATTTTACTAACCTTTCTAATCATGGAAGAAATTTCAATGTTATTGTTTATATTCCTAACACGCTTGTTGCAGAGACGCGGTATGCCTACTTCTCTTTTCCTGATGCTGGAACGATTGAACGGGTAGATTTAGCTCTTGAGACAGTTCCTACAGGAGCTGCCGTCATTGTAGATATTGAACGTTCAACAGATGGAGGAGGAACCTGGACTACTATATTTACAGGAGGAACAAATAGGCCACAGGTTGCTGTTAGTTCAAGAACAGGTAGTACAACCACTATTGATGTTCCAGCGATTGTAGCAAATAGTTATTTATATAGAATTAAGATTGCTCAAGTAGGTTCTACAATTGCAGGAGCGGATATGACTGTCTCTATTAAAGGGAAATATAATTTAGATTAATATGGCTTCACCTAATAGACGGATTACTTTGACTTCAAATAGTACTCCTTCTCCTTGTGGCGCATCTGCATCTAGTGAATTTATTGGAACTTCAGCTTTTAATGCTTTTGACGGAACAAAAGATGTTGCTGGAACAGAATGGATTACCAACAACACAACAACAGGGTATCTTATTTATGATTTTGGTTCTGCTATTTGGGCAATAGATGGAATTGGAATTCAACCACAAGCTACAGCACGAGCTCCTAAAAATTTTACGGTTGAAGGATCAGTAGATGGAGTAAGCTATGATGTGTTACTTACAGTGACAAATCAAACTGTCTGGACTTCTAATGTTATGACTGATTTTGCTATTACTGGAAATAATAAACGATATAGATATATTAAAATTAATGTTTCAGCAAATAATGGTGATGCTAATTTCTTAGAAATTGAAGAGGTATATTTTTATGCTCGTGACCTCAGTATTACTATCTCCACGGAGTGATTTTGACTTTTATTCTTCTGATGCGTATGTTAATTATTAGGAGGTTTGACATATGTCACAAACACTACAGGAATTTATATCCTCATGGGACGGCAAGCCCTGTGAAGTTGCCGGATCTGCCAATGCTAAGAATCAGTGTGTTGATTTAGCTAATGCCTATATTCGTGATGTATTAGGCCTTCCCATTATTGAGTGGGCTAATGCTGTTGATTTTCCTTCTCGTGCAGGATCTAGCTATGACTATATTTTGAATGTTGTGGGGGATGATTCAGTATTTCCTCTTCCTGGAGATATTGTTGTCTTAGGAAAACCCTATGGAAAATATATAGAGAATGGGAAAATAATATATGCAGGACACATTGAAATCTGTATTAAAGCAGATGGAAAGACCATTACTGCATTTAGTCAAAATGTTCCTACTGGTACGTTTTGTCATACTATTACCCATGATTACAATGGTGTTGTTGGATGGTTGCGAAAAAAAGGAGGCAAAACTATGCAAATAGACAATGATTTGTACGTAAAATTGGTGACAAAGAGCACTAACCGTGATGATTTATTCACAGATTTAGGAGTCCCCCTAGACCCTGTTGAGCCAAAGCCGACACAGGCCCTTAACTCAATAAAAGGCCTGAGAGATCGCATCACAACAGTCCAACGGCAATTATCGGAAGCCACAACGGAAGTGTCAAACTACAAAGAGAAAGCTGATCGGATTCAGCAGACAAGTGATGCGACTGCTAAAACTCTACAAGACCGTATTGACGCTCTGGAGAAGGCACAAAAATCCTTTGACATAGAACGGGAGTCACTAAAGACTCAGCTGGAAAACTTTGCAAAGGACAAGGGGCAGCTGTCTCTTGATCTTGCACAGGCTCAAACTCGTATTGCAGAGCTTCAGACCAAGCTAGACAATGCCTTAAAAGGATCAGTTGAGTCCTTGACGTTTGGGGATGTTGTTGTGTTACTCTGGAATAAGATCAGAGTAATAAAATTGAAATAATTTAGTAAGAAAATCTGTATGGGGCCGTTTTTAACCTCACCCAATTTTGTAGGTCTTCTTGCTGCCTTTGCAGTAGGTGCTGTTGTGCTTGCTGGACTGTTGGATAATGCAGCGAGAAAACGGAAACAAATGGATGAACAGGAGAGAAATACATTAGATCAAAAGATCCGGAGTTTATATCAGGAAGAAAAGAAACTCCAGGATGACAAAATTGACCGCCTGCAAGAAACGGTTACTGAATTGTCCTCAAAAGTAACCACCTTGGAAGCTGAGAACAAGATCATGAAAGATCTGATCCAAGGAAGAGATAAAGAGACGCTTGCCTATAGGGAGAGGGGGTTGAAAGCCATGGATCTCTCAGAGGATATGGCAAAGATAATAACATCTAACGGGAAGAAAACAGATGCTCTATTATTGAGCATGGAGTCTCAAAATAAAAACATTACACGTCTCGCCCAAGCTATTGAAAAACACCTGAAAAATCAGAAGAAATAGGAGGAATTATGAACTTACCATCACAAGACTCTGCAACAGGCAGAGGGCTAAAAACAACTGTTCAAGGATTTATAGGAGCAACAGTTGCTCTATTAGTTGGTTTGTTTACCGTTACAAAAACTGTTCCTGGATGCAATGAAGTTATTCTTAAATTCTTTTATGACAACTTACTAGTTATTGCAGGAGGAGCAGGGGTGTCATCTGGAGTTGTTGCCTTTCTTTGGAATCTTTTACGTAAAGACGTAAAGAACTACTAATACTGTTTCATTACAGGCGTGAAATCTTTATAAGGAGGTTTCACGGGTATTATGAAAGAAGGACCAAGTATACCAGAACAATATTTGAATGATTTTATAGATAAGCAAGCGAGAATTACTTCTAAACTCGCAGCGAAAACCACTGATCCTAAAGACCCTGAAATTGAGAATGCTATTTATTTTGATACATTAGCTAATGAACCAAGTCCTTGGTGGGGAGCAGACAATGATACTGATGATCCAATGGAAGGAGGGCATCATGGCGATTGAGAAAGAGTTAGGATCCACTGAAGTAAGAGGGTGGTATAGAACGAATAAATCAGAATATGGAAGTGAGATTCGGGATATTGTGATTTATGATCATGCTTCGTGGCAGGTATACATTACTCATACTCTACAAGATCTAAGTGAACGTTTGGGAGATAATGGCTTTGCTACTATGTGTTGTTTACTTCAAAATGAGCGAGATGGAAAGATAGGAAAAGATACACTTGTTGGTTTATTTAATGAACTTCTCCAGCTATAACAGATGAGTTATTAATATATCAAAACGCATACTACTGAGATATTGACAAACTCTTCCACAGATCTTACAGTATTCTTACATCAATCAGGTCCATAAGCAGCCGGAAACTAGGATCTTTTTTTATGGGGATTGAGAGAGGGATACAGCCGGCTGCTGTATGCCTCTCTGAGTCCCTTTTTTTATGGAGCATGGATGGATTAAATTGCATAGAAGTTTTTTAGAAAGCCCGCTTTGGAAATATTCAAACGCTACGGGTATGCATTATTTGATAAAAATGTGGGTTTACCTTCTTTCTTCAGTAAACTATGAGCCTAAAAAATGGTATGACGGAAAAACAGAGGTAATGATTCCTTCAGGTTCAATAATTATTTCCATTAGAAACCTAGCAGAAGAATTGCATAACACACCCATGCAGATACGCACAGGACTCTCTCATCTGGAAAACATGGGTATGGTAACACGCAAGACAACAAACAGATGGACACAGGTTTGGATTGTCAATTGGGAAAAATATCAAGGAGATAACACACAGGATAACACACAGAGCAACAAACAGATAACAAACGGACAACAAACAGATAACAAACGGATAACAACAACTAAAGAATATAAGAATAAAAGAAATAAAGAAACTAAGAATATAGAGAAGCCCTCTCTTTCTCCGGAGCTGGGGATTACCAGGAAGCATGGGAGCATCACCTCTATCACGGAGGAAGAAATGTTAGCCCTAGCCGTTGACTATGATGTGCCTCTTCCATTTGTCCGCTCCAAGTATGATGATTTGCAAAATTACTGCCAACGTACAGGTAGAGTCTACAAGGATTATTTGGCTGCACTCCGCACATTCGTGAAGGGGGATGCCATGAAAAGAAGGGAGGACCATGCTAAAGGTTCTAAGGTCGCTTTTATCTCCTGATTTACCAGAGGAGTGGAAGCCAAAATATTATATTAAATTTTTCTCCAGGGATGAGTCACCCTTGTTGATAACGCATGAGGAATATATATCTATTCTTCCCATGCTTAACACAGCAAAATTTATCATTGTGAAGGGGCAAACATATAACATAGCGGGAATAGATAAGATTGTGTATAGGTATCCAAAAGAAAATATCCCTCCTTGCCCTCAATTAGAGGTCAAAGGGCATATAGAGAATAACATTTGGATAGAAGATCCCATCCCTGAGTCTGTGGCTAAGATCAAGAGATGGAAAGAATTATTTGAGCAGGAACATAATCAGCTCATGTTAGAAGGAGGAACCTATGGCACGGAAGAGTAAAGAACCTACAGCTTATGAAAAGCTGGCAAAATTTCAACAGGCACATCCAGAGGTAGTACGCATTTATGATGCCTATTTAGGCCTCACAATCATTGAGAAGGGGTATTGTAGGCGGGCATGGGATGAATACTACCAGAAATGTCAGAACACCCCTCAAGCGTCACTACACAGGCTCATGAAGGCTGCTATAAAGCGGGATGACCTAGCATTAGTAAGAAGAATAAAAGCACAGAACCGGAGACTCATGGAAGACCGCAATAGTATTCCTAAGCCAACAGTCATTAATCCATACCTGTTGACCTATGGTGAAGTGTATCAAACATATCGTATCCTCATACGAAATGCAGCAAAAGAGAGAGGAATGGGTCAATCTGATACGGTTCAGATTTAACTATTGACAACTGGACAGCAGTGGACAATAATGGACTAACTATGAAAGCAAAAGCACAACAAATACTAGACATGAACATACCTAAGACAGCAGTAGCGGAATACTTTACAAAAAAAACAATTGCTCAATTCTTTGGGGTATCAGAAAAAACCATCCAGAGGTGGACTAAGGCGGGTATGCCTCATCTGCGTCAGGGTAGGATACTCAGATACCGCAAGGAAGATGTAAACGGTTGGATATTAGCCGGAGGAATGAGTCAAGTTAAGGGTTGATCTTTTACATTCGCACGGGCTGCTTCATAGGCAACATGAGGCATGATGGAAGACGTTATCTCTAAATTAGAGAGCCATTGTTGATGAAATAGGATGTATCGGTGGCATGGTCGCCTATCAGGAGTGCCACTCACTGACACCCGCTACCCGTGCAGGGTGTAAAAGATCAATTAGAAGGGAGGTGAATAAAATTATGATGTCTAAACAGGATGCACAATTAGCAGAGGAATCATTGCAAGAAGCGGAAGCTGGTAACTTAAGTGACGAGCATCACTTAAGTACTGTTGCTCCAGCCGGAGGGTTGGGACGACCTATGCAAACGGTTCCACTGGGAGGAATGACAGAATTGCCAACCTCAATGATTGCATTGCCATACGTGATTATTGTCCAAGCCAGCACAGATGTGTATTTGGCTGATAATAAAACTCCAGCTCCTAAGGGAAAATTCTATAGAACAGATACGCAAGAAGTATTTGATACGCTAGAGTTTGTAAACTTACGGGCTATGGTAAATCAGCGAGAAGTGGAACGGGATGGGATTATGAAGACGGAACAGAAACTCCGGTCATTATCAGTGAATTTAGATGAGTTTGAACCGTTTATCTTTTCCCTTCCTAGAAGTTCTTTTAATTCCTGGGGGAAAATGATAGCTCAATTGTTGGTTAAGGCAAAAGCCGGAGAGATAAAACACTCATATGAGTATGCAGTGCGGTCTACGATCTCTTTAACCAATAACCAAAAAGGGAATAAGTTTTATATTGCAAACTTTACCCTTGGATCAAAGCTTGCAGAGGAAGAGCTGCAAGAGATGAAAGAAAAATTAATGCAGTACGGTGCGGTCTTAGATCGTACCGATGATATAGATGAGTAGGACTGACCTCATCTATGAGTGACGGTCCTGGGGGAGAGGACAGCTCCAGGACCGTCACATGGAGGTATTTATGGAAACACAACAACAAGAAATAAAACCATTCCGCGAGCGGAGACTCTGGCAGTTTATTTGCAAAGTATGTGGTAATCCACGAAGCCAAAGCTTTAGAAAGCATAAGGCAAGAAATCAGATTTGCAGGAACTGTCTGAAGAGTATGCCTCCAGATGGTCAATTATCTATTTTTGAAGGGGAAGGGGGTGAGTCACATGGTTCAAGTAATTGAAATTGCTGCTGCTATTTTGTGTATGGTTGTAGGAGCCTTTATTGTCACTTGTGGACTAGCTTTATATGCTGCCAACAAAGAAGCACGAGAACGGGCAGTGGAAAAGTTTATTGATGAATCTCTGGGCCGTCCTGTACAGAGAAAAAGAAATAGTAAGGGGCAATTTATTAAAGAAAAATAACCATGCTTTATGGGAGGAGAATTTTTTGTCAATCAATACGATGTAGCAAAAATAATACTAGGAGCCTTTGTGTCTTTTGTAATATTTTGCTTCATAATGGATTTTTTTAACAAAGATTAAAGGAGAATATTATGTCAATGCAAGATCAGTTGATGCCTGGAGATACGCTTGAGACC